ATTAGTTCTCGCTGGACTTGACGGTCTGGCAAAGGAAAAATATGCCGTCGCAACTTGTTTCTTCAACCGGCTGCTGCCAGCCTTGCGATACCGTTCCGGTTGTCGTGAATGTCCCCGGACCACAGGGTGCTGCGGGTACTAACGGAACGAATGGCGCTGCTGGCGTCAACGTGTTCAGTTTCACAACTGCGTCGTTTATAGTTCCAGCGTTTGGGTCGTCAGTCGTAGTTCCTCTTGCTGTAACTTCGTTTCTCCCGGAATCGGCTGCTGGACAGTTTTTTGTCTCAGTTCAGGGGTGCGGTTATTTGCAGGTAATGGACGTAACCGGACTCAATGTAACGCTTCAAAACCCGCTTGCAGGCGTTTATGGAATTCCGAACGCAATTCCGACGACGGTAATAGCAACCAACGCGCTTGTGACTTTGGCAGGTGCGCTTGGAGCTACCGGAGCGGCTGGTGTGGCCGGTGGAGCATCGTCCGCAGCGACGTACATTGTTCGAACTCCCGACGCATCGGTTCCGAGCGCGACAGCCCTCAATTCGCTTTTATCCGGTTACATCAAGACTCAAGGGTCAGCCGGATCTGGATTTCTATCGACCGTAGCAACAGTTCCTGTTGGCGACATCAGCGGCGTGTTGCCGGTTGCAAAAGGTGGAACGAACCTAGCAACCGTACCTACCAATGGCCAACTGCTCATTGGCAATGGAACGGGATACACGGTAGCAAGTCTGACCGCAGGATCGAACATCACGATTACGCCGGGTGCAGGAACGATTTCAATCGCATCGACAGCCAGCGGAGCAGCGTTCAGCTACGTCACGTTTACGCGGAGAGTTGATTCTGGGACGCTTCCATTCGTTAACCCATCACCCGCAAATCAAAACATTTTTAGCAGCACAAATTATCCAAGCACAAACTATACTGGAATTGATACTGCGTCTGGGTTCAATTCTGTAAATGGAAGGTTTGTTGTTCCTTTTTCTGGATATTACAGGTTAGACGCGTTGTTTATTTTTACACCTTCCGCAGGAAGTTACGCCAACGCTGCAATTAGAAAAAATGGATCAACAACGCTTCTTCCTTTAAGCGAAACAGCAACAATTTCTCCGGTTGCGATTGGACCGTTTTTTCTTCAGTACATAGATCAAGCTATCGCTGGGGATTACTACGAACTTGTTGTAACTTCTTTTGGTTCTGGTGGAACAGTGGGGGCAAACTCCTCCTTCTCTGTCCAACGGATTCAGGCTTAAGCCATGAGCGAACGCGCACCACGGCGGTACACGGATGGGTCTGTCACCTTTGAGGGTGGCATTGACGCTGGTGTGATGCCGTCTGAGGTGGATAAGAATCAGGTCGCCTTCGCGGTCAACGCCAGCTTTCGGCAGGGATTCATCTCTCCTCGACCCGGTTTCATCCAGAAAGATTACGACGTATGCTTGTCGATTACGGCAGACAGCACGCTCGTCACTGCGGATCAAACCAATGTCACGGCTGACGGCTACTCCGAGGAGTGCTATGGTTCGAGCAATTTGACCGGCGTCTTCCAGTGTGCGCTCCCATACATCGGCGACAACGGGGCTACGTTCATCCTGATGCTGATCAGTGGTAAAGTGTGGCTTTACGACTGCCTTCAAAACAGCGTTCAGAACCTTTCAGCTTCGCCCAATCTTGAGAACCCATCGAACATACTCGATGGCTGGATGGTTCAGGCGGAGAACTTTGTTGTAATTCAAGATGGGCAGAGCGCACCGCTGATCTTCAATGGATCAAATCTGCGCCGCGCAACCGTCGATGAAATCAAGTGCGGAAGAGTAATGGCCTACGTCAACGGACGTATCTGGTACGCTCTTGCAAATGGGTTTTCATTCCGAGCTACGGACATTGTTTATGGAGATGGCACGCGAGCCAGTGTTCTCAAAGAAACCGAAAACACCTTCCTCAATGAAGGCGGAGACTTTGCGGTTCCGTCGGATTCAGGAGGAATCACAGCAATGGCCGTCCCCGGCGATCCAGATACGTCGCTTGGGCAAGGTCCGCTCCTAGTCTTTACTCCTCGATACGTCTTCTCAGTTCAAGCTCCTGTTGATCGTAATACATGGAAGAACCTGAGCTACCCGATTCAGGCCATCAGTTTGCTGACCAGCGGTGCGCTTGGTGCTAGGTCGGCCATTACTGTCAACGGCGACGTTTTCTACCGAGCAGTCGATGGCGTCCGCTCGTTCATCATCGCTCGTCGCTCGTTCACTGATCCGGGGAATACTCCCATCAGCAACGAGATTGTGAACATCGCTGAGAACGATCAATCAAGCCTGCTATGGTCTGGATCTGCGGTCGTGTTCGACAATCGATTACTGATGACCGGACAGCCTCGGTATAATGCTCAAGGCGTTATCCATAAGGCGCTGATGGTTTTGGATTTCGACCTGATTACGTCGATGCGGAAAAAGTTTCCTCCCGCGTGGGCAGGAATCTGGACTGGACTCGATGTGTTGCAGGTCTTGAAGACGGAGGGTGTTTACGGAGACAGATGCTTTTCGATTGCTCGCGGCGAAAACGGGACGATCCAGATTTGGGAAATCAGCAAGAGCGACAAGTTCGATAACAACTTGGTTGACGGGAAAAAGAATATTCAGTGGCTGGTTCACACTCGCGCCTACAACTTCGAGATTCCGTTTGGATTAAAGCGGCTTGATTCGGGCGACATCTTCATTGATTCGTTGGACGGAGGCGCTTCGTTTAATGTCGAGTATCGACCCGACCAGTACCCCGGATGGATTGAGTGGGCAGACTGGGCTGAATGCGCGACAACTTTGCAGTGCCAACCTGCTTGTCCGCTGGTCAATTTCCAGCCGCAGTACAGGCCGAAGATGCGATTGCCGACTCCTTCGGATATCCCGTGCAATTCGAGCATTAGCACCCCGACTCGAAACATGTACGAGGTTCAAATGAGCCTGACAGTTACGGGATATTGCCGCATCAAGAGCATCCGCGTTCACGCTTACGACGTTCAAGAACCTGCGGTGGGCGAGTGCCTTGTTTTCGAAGGATGCAAGACTCTTGATGCTTGCGACGTAAACCCGTTTACCTACACATCGGAATAGTATGCCAAACCTAACCTTAATCACGCTTACACCTCCAAGTCTTCCGGTGAGTTATTGTCCGTTGAACTACCAGAACTTGGCCAACGATATCATCGGAGGCACGCAAGCCGTTTTCAACAGCACGATTGGAAACTCGTTCTTCAATTTTGGACCGACGTTTCCGGCGATCAACAATCGGATTTATCCGTGGCTTGATGAAAATGGACAGTGGTGGATTTTTAAAGGGGGGTTCTGGGTTTACACAAATCCTGTTGTAGCAGGAAGTTACGAGCGCCGCATCTTTGTTGGAACGACTACGGATCTTCTCTCGTACGACGGTGGCGATGGAACTGCTGTGCCAGGCGATACGTTTGGACCAATGTGGATGGTTGACACGTTGCTTGACGCTCGATTCCCAGTCGGTGTTGGAGCGTTTGCGGCGAGTGGTTCGGTTGCTGTTCTGGGTACGGCTACATCCACTTCTGTCGTTGGTGAAGATAAGCACACGCTGACGGTTCCAGAGACTCCGTTCAACGAACACACGCATGGTGTTGCTCAGTTGATTGCTCCGGCGAACGACGATTATTATCTCGTCAACAAGTCGTGGAGCGGACTCGGTTCGTACCCCACACAGATCCTTCAAGGTGCTGCTGGAAGCGGTGGAGGCGGAGCTGGCCCAAGCATTACGACTGGCGACATTGGAACCACTAGCGCCGACAAGACTGGCAACGATACCCAGAATGCTGTCGGCCACAACAACCTTCCTCCGTTCTACGGCGTTTACTTCATCAAGCGAACGAGCCGAATCTATTACACCAAATGAAGCTAATCGTTCAGGACATTCGCTCGACAATCGCCCGTGTAGTCGGCGTCTGCGTCGATGACCCTCGCGTTTACGACTACATCAATCAGGCGTGCCGACGGCTTCTGCACAAGGGGTTGTGGGCAGGTGCGTACGGACGCTTCACCATTCACACGGTTGGCGGGTGCATCACTTGGCCGCGTCATATCGAAACCATCGAGTCCGTCGCTGATTGCTGCGGCGTCGGAACGGTTCGCAATCAATGGTTCGAATTTCAGGAAAGCGGATACGGATTGCTTGGAGAGAACAATGGCGGGTGCGTCGGCAAGCAGCTTGTGGATCGTGGCACCGTGGTTTCTTACCGCGACATGTCCGGCGAGACGAACAGTTACATCCGAGTCTATCCCGGTGACGCTTCTGACGTTGGCAAGACCATCACTCTGCAAGGTGTCGATCAGAACGGGCAATGGATTCGCACACTGTCCGGTGGCGTATGGATCGACGGCGAGAAGCTGACTCTTGCTCTTCCGTACGTTCAATCAACTAAGAAGTTTATATCGCTGACCGGCGTCATTCGTCAGGCAACTAACACGTCGAGCCGGTTGTACGAGTACAATGCGACGACCTTGCTGGAGCTTGATCTGGCAGTTTACGACCCTGATGAAACTTTGCCGCAGTACCGCCGCAGTTACCTGACGGATCGTTGCAACAACGACGAGGACAAGCCCGTCACGGTCATGGCGAAGATGCGCCATATCAACGCGACGAGCGTCAATGACTACCTCATTCCGCCGAGTCCTGATGCCATCAAGCTGATGGTCATGGCGATTCGTAAGGAGGAGAACGATTTGATTCAGGAAGCAGTGGCCTACGAAGCAAAGGCTGTTCAGGCTGTGCAAGAGCAGACCATGCAGTACCTAGGCGACGCGGTCGCAACGATCCGAATGGTCGGCGTCGGTTTAAACGGCGGTGGATTCTCCCAATGGTTCTAAAACTCAATATCGACTTTGCGCTGGAAGAGGTGACCCCAAAGAAACTGGAGTTGCTTCAAGCTGTCTTTGACGCACACGACATGGCGGCTCGGAACAATCAGAACGCCAGTTCCGGCGCTGCGGTGAACGCTTTCTTTGGTAGCGCACAGCTAACCAACGCAATCGCTTCCGCTATCCTCACACTTGGCGATGCTCATGGTCCGATTGGTCCTGCTCGATTCGTTTACGAGAAATTCGACGAACGATCTTTGAAGTCGGCCATATTGTCTGGCATGAAAATTCCCGGTTTCGGGAACTCGTTCTTCAAGGACAGCATCGACCCAGCGTGGAGTCGGGTGCGCGAGATTATTGAGGTGGACTTCAAGAAGGCGAACGACCGCATCAATCAACTTCATGGCTGGATGAAAGAAGTCGGAAAAGACGTTCACCCGAATGCGGCTCTTTACAGCGCAGTGATTTGCAATGAACTGGGAATGATTCACGGTTCAGAGTCGGCCATCTTCGTGTTGGCTCGAACAGCGGCTTGGACATCTTTGTGCATGAAAAATGAACGGTAAACTCTTTCAAATCTGCGGGTTGCCACGATTCGGATCGGCATTCATGTCGGTCCTTTTCTCGTTGGAGACTGATTGTATTGGCCTACATGAGCAGGGTGCGACTGACTCAAACTGGCAGAAGTCGATTGAAGATTACCGGAACCGTTACAGGTACGTCGCTGATTGCTCGACCTACGGATATCTTCCGAAGGCTGTCGTGCATGATTCGGTCAAGGTGTACGTCAAGAAGGACGCAGAATCGTCTGCCAAAGAATGCACCGAGCGATTCGGTTACGAGGTTCATTTGCCTTCAGTCCAGATGCTTCGCGAGTACGCTGACAAATGGGCGGCATCGCATAGCGTGATGACAATCGAAGAGGGAGAACTTTTTAAGGTGGATACTTTGCGTCGGATATGGATTCATTGCTTCCATAACGAGCGAGCTTTTCCTGAGGAAAAAGCCGTTCGACTTGTTACCATGAACATCCAACGTCACGAACCTGAAAAGGTGTTCTCGATTGAGAACGGCAACCGTCTTGTGAAGGAGGTTTTTTAATTTATGGGAGCTATTCTAGGTGCAGCAGCAATTGTTGGTGGATCAAGCCTTGTTGGCGGACTGCTGAGTAAAGGAAGCAAGCCGAAGGTTCCGGCGTTCAAGCCGATTGATTTTGCGGCAGAACAGAAGCAGGCGATCCAGCAGAATATTGGATCGTTGGAATCGGCAACCGAATTAGCCACCAAGACGACCGCCGCCGAACAGTCACAGCTTGAGGCACAGCTTCGTCGTGCAATTCCCGGTTATGACCAACTGATTTCGCAGGCTGGAAAGAACATTGGCGCGAACTTGCGTGGCGAGGTTTCTATGGACGTTCAGTCGCAGCTTCAACGCTCTGCCGCCGGACGTGCGCTTGGCGGAGGGTATGGCGCTGGCTCGGGTGCTGGCAGGAATTTGGCTGCTCGCGACTTTGGCCTGACATCGATGCAGATCCAGAATCAGGGTCTTTCCCAAGCTCAGAACTTCATCCAGCAGCAGCGGACGTTCGGAATGGCGCAGCCGTTCTCAATCAGCAGCATGTTCATCACTCCCGGACAGCGAATTGGGGCGATGCAGCAGCAGCAAACCGCCCAGTACAATCGCGACATGACCGCCGCTCAAGTGGCGGCAATGCCCGATCCTACGATGGCAGCGTTTGGAAGCGCGATTTCTACGGCTGGCGGAATGTACGGCGGGGCGAAGATGCAGCAGGGGATGGGGCAAATGTCTCAAAACCTTTACTCAACGCCTTCAGCAGGATCTGCATACCGTGGAGCTGGCATTGGAACCGGCTCGGACATGCAATACACCGGAATAATCCCTGACGCAGGTTAATAATTTTATGGCCGACAACACTCTCGAAGCATTTCAACTAGGCGCAAGCCTCTACGACCGCGCACAGACGCAGAAGCGGATGATGGAGCAATTGCAGGTGCAGACGGCTGAGTCGCTGCTCCAGCGGCAAGGCATGGAGATTCAGAACAAGATTCGGGACAATGAACTCGCTAGTGGAATTTCTGAACGCGCAAAGTTTTCCGCTGATCTTCCTAAAGTTCAGGCTTGGCAGTCTGCGTATATTCAATGGAATGCTAAAGGCGATCCGACCGCCGCTTTCCCTGCTCCTCCTACAGATATTCAAAGTGCAACCGGACTAAAGATGCTCGGCGACATGAGCGGCCCAGTTATCCAGTCGCTGCCAATGATGCAGAATCGGTTTCTCCTCGAAAAAGCAAACACCTCGCAAATGGCAGTTCTAAATAAGGAGATTGATTTTCTTAATGAGAATGGCAAAAGCGATATTCCTCTTCAGTACAATGGTGGGCTTGATCCAAAAACTTCACAAATAAATCCTGAATTTAGAAAGGCAATATTTGATGCTGCTGCTCCAATTAGGCAGGAGCAGGCTAGATTGAAAAAACTTTCAACAATCGCGCTTGCAGGTCAGAGAAACACAAGAGAGGGGCTGAAGTCTCAGCTTGATTCTGGAGCTATCACTCCTCAGGAGTATGAAGAACTTTTGCCGACAGCTAGAACTGAAGGTGGAGTTGTCGAACAGAGAACTCAAAAAAACATCAAGGATCTTGTTGATGAGGGTCTTCTTGATCTAAACAACAAGGCCGATGTTGCCACTGCCAGCAGGGCAATTCGATCAAACCTGAAGACGCCAACTAAGATTGTTGATTCAGTAACGGCTTCAGACAGCGCAACCAATCAATTGGACAATGCGCTTCAAAAAATACAAGCATTCGACGCAAAGTACGGTACAAACGCTTTTAGTCAGTATGTTGGACCTGTCGATGAGCCGTTTTTTAGAGCTGAAGGAAAATTCAAAGGGTTAACTTCGGCAGAAAAACAAACAGCCAGAACAATTCAACAACAAATCGCTCAAGTTGTTCAAAATTATCGACTAGGTATTTTCGGTCAAACTCTTCAACCAAACGAGCAGAAAAACATGGATGACATTGTTGGAACTGCCAGAGGAAATGATTATCTAGTTTTAGTAGGTGGATTTAATGACAATTTGAAGAGCGGTTTGAAGCGAACAATTTCAAACTACAAATTCAACGCTGACATTCCGATTAATATCAAGAGGACTCACGCTCCTGAGATTTTTGTTTCAGGTCAGAGGCAAGATGTTCAAACAGTACCACCGGCTGAACAGCCAGTGTCTGCTCAGGATGTTTTTAAAAACATAAGGCAAAACGCTCCTCAAGTGAATCCAGCTTTATCCGCTGAACAGCCGTTAAAAATTGGACGCTTTGGTGTAACTGTTCGCAAATAATCAAATGCCAACCTACAGCATTACAGACCCTTCTTCTGGAAGAACAGTTGATCTGACTGGAGATTCTCCGCCTAGTGAGCAGGAGCTTGAGGAGATTTTTAAAAACATCCCAACGACACAGGCTCCAGACGCCGTTTCGGCGATGTCCTCGCAGTATCAGGCTCCGCAAAGGACCGGACCCGACCCTTACGCGAGCATGTTTCAGGCTGGCTCAACTCAGCAGCTTCAGACGGCTGTCGATGACGCCGGTAAGATTGGAGAGCAAAAGGCTGTTCAAGGAGAGTCTGGCCAATATGTGACGCCGTATTTCCAGCGTCCCGGCGTGATGACGGCTCCTCCAAGCGTTGCGCTTTCTGAGCAAGAAAAACAAAGAGCAACAGAGACGCTTGCAAAACTTCCTCGCTACGCAGCGGGGCCAGCCCTTCAAGCTGCTGGAGTTCCGCTTCCGATTGGTCAAGCGATTGGTGAAACCGCATACCAATTGATGATGGGTGAAACTGACCCTAGAAAGATTGCCTCTGAAGCGGCGAAAGAAGCGGTTACGTCTTTAGGTGGTGGAGCTGCAAAAATTCTTCCGGGGCCGATTAGAAGGGGTCTTTTTGAAACTGGACAAACACTTTTTAGTGCTGCGGCAAAAGTTCCTATTCAAGGTGCGACGCGAGGAATTGCTGGAGAGGTAACAAGACAGTCGATTTCAGAAGATCCTTTTAGCTTTGGAAAAATTCTTGAATCCGCAAAAGATTACGCAGTAGGTGAAACCGTTGGAAGTTTAGGTGGCAACTTGCTCGGTGCTGGATATCGAAAATATAAAGGCGCGGAAGGAGGTTTTATTGGAGAGCTGAACCGCCCTTTTTACGATCAGTTCCAGAAAAACATCACTGAGAAAGAAGGCGAGCTGGCAGGAAAACTTGCTAGGACGTATCGAGCTGACGAAAATCAAGTGAAAGACGTTCTTGCCGAGTCTTTCAAGCAAAACTCAACCAAGTCTGGTCAAGAGTTTGCCGATGCTGCTATAGCTGATGTTGAAAAAGTGTTCGGCAAACTTGACGAAGACACTGCAACTGCTTTCAGCAAGTTGGCCAATGACTATGACAAGATGGAAACGCTAACGGTTGGAGATGCTGCCGGTGCAGTTAAAAACGTAGCGCAAGGTGTTTATGATAGAAAACACAAAGTTTTTGCAGAAGATTTCGATAAATTTCGCGCTGATCCTAGATTTCAAGCAAAGGATTACGATAAGGCTCCAGCCAAAGGTCAAGATCTTTATGGCCCTCAAGACCCTGTAACAGGAAAAAGCTTGAACGATCTTTGGAAAGAACAGCAAGACGCAGCAAAAGCAATCAAGTGGGGAGAACCTGTTAAACCCGGAACCGGCGATCAATTTGCTGCATATCAAACCGCTAAAGAAAAATTCGAAACTGCGTTTGATCAATTTGAAAAAAAGTATCCCAAAGATACATTGCCAAAAGACTTCAAAGATTTAAAGGATCGGTTTAAGGGGTTCATGGAGGACTACAATACCACTTTTTCGAAAGGAATTTTGAGGGATACTGGAGAACAAGGGGGGACTTGGTCTTCAATCATAACATCACTTGGTGGTTCTGACGGACCTGCAAAGCTTCAACAATTGAAGAAAATTCTAGCTGAAGATTATGATGCTGTTAAATCAACTATTGGATATAGAATTTACAACGACTTAAATGTTGGAGGTCAGACCAAGTATTTAGAAAATCTTGAAAACGTACTCTATAAGGCAACAAAGGGAGTTCAGAAAGAAGTTCTTGATGAGTTTTTTCCCGGCATAACTCAAGAGGGAATCAAGCAGGCAAGGGCTGCGTTGGAAGTATCGTCCAAAGGTTTTGCTGAAGACTTTCGAAAGGCTGCTTACGGAAAAGGAGAAAGTGTCATTGCAACTCCCGCTGTCGTTCTTGAGTTTCTGAACAACTCAAAAGAAAACGTAACGAAGGTAAGAAGTGCGCTGAGTGCTGAGACTTTGGCTGATACTCAGAATGCATTGCTGGCTCAGATTGTCAGCGAAGCCAGCAAGAAAGGTCCAATCACGTCAAAGTCGTTCATTAATTCTGCTGGATCGTGGCAGAACGCTTTGGACGGTGTTTTTGGTCCTTCTGGAAAAACCAAGATCGACGAAATCTCAAAGGCGCTGGATATTGCCGAGAAGAACAAGACGTCGCTTATTTCTAAATTGCTTCCGGGGGCTGCGGGAACAGCCGCATTTGTAAAAGGCACATCCGCTGCTGGTCCATTTTTTGGAATTGCTGGCGGAGAAAGAGCTTATCGATTCACTGAAAAGCTTCAGTCCAAACTTGCGGGATATCTTTTGGATAATCCAAATTATCGGGCCGCAGTCATTAAGCCGTTTGATCAGCTCACCAACGCTGAAACCAGAATGCTCGACAACGACATTCCGATGATCATTCGGAATCTAACCGTCAAAACCGTCATGGCTGGCGAATGAAAACCTCCCTCTCCAAGAAAGGTAATACCTATCAGGGCAAGAAGGTGACGCTGAACAAGCCCTTCTACACGCCGGGTGAGCGAAAGAAGAGCGCGGTGTACGTTAAGAATCCGGCGAACAAGGTCGTCATCGTTCGCTTCGGCGATCCTGACATGACGATCAAGAAGTCGAATCCTGAGCGTCGCAAGAATTTCCGTGCGCGGCATAACTGCGATACGGCAACCGATAAGACAACTCCTCGGCACTGGAGTTGCAAAGCATGGTAATTTTATGGACAAGATGAAACTTGGCGGTGGCGGACGTTACGAGAAGCTCGTTAGCAGTCTTGAGAGCAAGGGTGTCAAAGACCCGAAGGCTTTGGCCGCCTCAATTGGCATAAAAAAATACGGCAAAAAAGGTTTTTTGTCTCTTGCTGCCAAAGGTCGTCGTCGAGCGTTGCGCGAAAAGGCTAACGCTTAAAGTTGTACCAAACAGCTTTTGCTGCTGTGGATCAACTTGTGGCACGGAACGCAAACGGTGACTCCGTTTGCAATGTCGTAACGTTTATCGGCATGATCTTTCCACATCAGAATGTGATGCGCGTGTAGCTTTGAAGATCCAGATGTGCATAGCTTGTTCATGCATTTGAATCCATCGCGAGCGAACACGGCTCTTCTCCATTCAATGTATTCGACGCGCCCCATTTCGGCATTCCGCTCAGTTGCGTAAGTTCCACCTTTCCAATTCGGATTTTTTTCTCCACGCAGATATGGCCTAGGTTTTCCAGAAATTGCCTTTGAAATAGATTCTCCTCGTTTTTTACAGTACACTCCTGAAAGCAAACAGGATTTTACTTTTTCATAATTTTTATATTTCCATTTACCCGCGCAACTGTTACCGCAAAAATCATCAGTAGCATTTGGCATTTGTTTTTCGCACAGCTTGCAAACACAACATTTTTTACAACGGATTGCGTTTCCTGCTTTTGCTTCAAACTGCTGCATGCACCTGTCACATGTTTTTGTGAAAATTCTATTTTTTATTGTTTCTATGCACCTAGGGTCGTTGGCATATCTGAATTTTCCGCAGCATTTACTTGAGCAAAATTGAAGGTGAGAATATCTGAGCTGGTTTCCACATTGCTTACATTTTCTGCATTCATTGCATGTTTTGGACGCTCCACTTTGAGCAACGAATCCGGCTCTACACTTTTTGCATGTAAGGTTGAACTGGCGCATGGAATAACCGTAGAACGAAGCATGGAGAAGTCAATTTTAACGCTTAGGATAGCGTCCTTTGACGTACGGCTTTTTGGCCGACTCCTTATCGACGACGAACTTCTGTGGGTCTGCGTAATTCCATGAGATGTCGCCGCCCGTACCACGCTGGATCATAATCGATCCGGTGACTTTTCCGTCCTTGTCCGTCATGCCGGAACGATCCGCTCGCTTCGCCATTCCGAGCATAAATTGTCGAGGTTGATTGAAACCAACTTCCTTCATCACAATCACCTCTCTGGCCCAGTTCGTTAAGTCCGACGATCCGAATCCTGAGTAGGCCATCTCTGCCACGCTCTCTGGTTTGTCGTCTCGACCTTTGGGCTTTGGAAAGTGATGAACGAGAATCAGGACTACGCCTGTCTCCATCATAATCGGCTGGAGCAAGTGCCGCGTAAAGTTCGCGCAGACCTCGATATCCGATGGATTGCCGCCCATGTAGGAGAGCAGCGGATCGATGTAAACCAGATCGACCTTAGTCTTGCGAACGAGGCGGCGGAGCATCGTCGCGAAGTCGGAACCAGTCCTCACCGTCTCGCGGAAGAATAACATGTTCGCGCTCCGAAGACCTCGCTCCCAGTTCTCCTTGCCGAAGGTCATCTGAGCAGCGCCCTTGAGCGCATCATGCTGATCGGCAATGTCGTTTTCCGCCTGAATGTAAGCTACTTTTAGCGCACGGACAGGCTTTACGCCAAACCAAGCTTCGCCGGACGCCCACTTCAGACCTTGATACGCGGCCATCGAGCTTTTGCCACAACCACTT